ATTTCCTAAATTTTAAAACCCACCATTACCAGAAACAAATCTATCACGATAAAAGTCCTTACATAGTTATGATCAAAAGTACTCAGAACGGAATATCAGAATACTTACTGGTCCGGGCTTTAGCTCATGCAATAAATGGGATGAATGTTTTTTATGTATTACCTACCTTTGAACTGGTTAAGCGTTTCGTCGATTAGCGATATACTAAAAGCACTCAGAATACAAATTACTATCGCGCCCTGGTAAAAGCAACAAAAGATGAAATGAACATAAAGCAGACTGAATCCGTTAAGTCAAAGGATATAGGGCTTGGGAATATTGCCTTTGTAAATAGTTATAGCGCGGTCGGTTTTACTGAGTACCCAGCAGATGAGGTCATTATTGACGAGCTTGATAAATGTGATCCAATTAATATAGAAATGGCTCAGGAGAGACTTCCCCATTCTGAATATCGCTGGCAGACTAAAATTAGCAATCCCACTTTTAAAAACATGGGTATTGATGCAGAATATGAACTGACAGACAAAATGGAATACTTCCAGAAATGTGAAGGGGGTCATCGAGTTCGGCTTAACTGGTTTAAACACGTCGTCCGGGAAATCGATGATAATAGATATGTGATCCGTGACCCCGAGTTCACAAGAAGCAGCACCCAGGATATCAGGCCAATTTGTGACATATGCGAGAAGCCTATTGATCGAAGGGCCCCTGGCTTATGGGTTCCACAAAGAGAAAGTCAGAAACGGGGTTATAGATTAACCAAGCTATTTACAGGAACAGTTTCTCTTGTGGAAATGATGGAGAGGTTCCAGCGTGGACTTCAAAACGATGACATCTTGCAGCGATTTTATAATGCGGATTTAGGGGAAGCTTTTACAGCCAAGGGAAGCAAGATCGACCGTGATATGTTGTTGTCCTGTGTTAAAGATTATAGTTATGGGGTTGAGGATGGGGTTATTATTGCTGGGATTGATGTTGGAAAGTCCTATAACTTTGTAATAAAAAAAATGCTGCCTAATGGAATTATGAAAACTTTGCTTGTAGGTGAAGTCCGGGAAACTATGGAACTAATTGCTATATTGAAAAAGTTTAAGATAAAAGCCGGGGTGATTGATGCTTTACCTGAAACTCGGGAAGCCAGGAAAATATCAAGAAATTTCCCATTGATGTTTCTTTGCTATTTTGGCCAGGGAAAAGGCGATAGTATCGACATTCAAAGAAAGACTGTCACGGTCCAAAGAACTCCGGCCCTGGATGCTGTCAAAGAGGCTGTGTTGACAAATGCAATCACATACCCTATAAATATAAAAGGGGATGAAAATTTCATCTCTCAAATGACTGCCAGTGTTCGAGTCTTTAACCCAGATAAGCGGTCAGGCGGTCAAAAGGGCGCTTACGAATGGGTCGAAGGGGATTTGCCTGATCATTATTTTTTAGCTTCAGCATATTGTCTAATAGCCAGGCGGTTAATTATATTATTAAACAAGAGGTAATGATGGCCAGATATGTAATAGCCGATTCGCATACCTTCAACCTTCCTGATGATAGAAACAAAAATTATCGAGGATTAAATGTTTTTACTCTTTCTGAACTTCGCGGGTTAACCGGGATGACAAAGAGGGGGGAGTTTGTAACTGGTCAAATCCAGCAACCGCTTTTTACCTTATCTCCGGAGGAAAGGGCCGGTATTATGCAGGCTAGCTCCTATGTTCAAGCGGTAGTCAGTTCCAGGATGAACCGGATTAGCTCTCTGGAATGGGATATTGTCCACAAGAAAGATTTAGAAGATCAGGTTTATTATCAATTCAAAGACTTAAAACAAATATATGATGAATTCGGTGATGAGAATAACTTGAAACACTTGTTATTAAGATATCGAATTCGTGTTGTTTTACAGCGGGAATTCCCGGACCTTAAAGATGACCTTTCTAATTTTAGAACAGTGATGCTCAGGTATAGAAAACGCTTTGACAGAAAGACTGGAGACAGAAAACATGAAATTAAAGACTGGCTGGAAGAACCGAATCAAGAAGATGATTTTTCTGATTGGGTGAAAAAGTGGGTTGAGGCTTTAATGATTCACGGAGCCTCTTCTATCTATAAAGATTATATGAATGAGCGAACCTTGGAAAACTTTTATGTATTGCCAGGCGGGACAGTTTACCCTTTACGCGGTGTTCATGTTGGTTCTTTTGTCGGCTATGCTCAGGTCGTGGTTGGATATATGCCAAAGATATATTTTCAAGATGAAATGACCTTTACAAATTATCTCCCAAGCGCTGCTCGGAGTTATGGTTATGTTCCCCTCGATGCGCTCATTAATAAAATATCTGAGCAAATCCTTTTTGACCAATTTGCAGCAGAACGAGCAGACGGAACCAAGGAACCTGAAAAGTTGATTGTTTTTGGCGATAATAGATCGCTTTATGGCGACTTAACCGGGGATATTAGCCTGCCCATGAACCCGGACGAACAAAAGCGGATTGAAGAAAAGATCAATACAATCAGAAAAGGCGCCATCGCGACACTTTCCGGGGTTGGACATCCAGTGGTAGAGGACATAAGCAAGGCAGACACTTTCCAGCAGCAAAGCGAACGTCAAGATAAATTGCTCCGGGATATAGCCTTGGTTTTCAATATGACCAACATGGAAATCAACTTGGCCGGTGGTGAGTTTACTTCCGGAAAAGAAACAAGCGAAACACAGGCCGAAATCGAAGAGGGTAAAGGTACTCAGCCAATTATTCAAAAGATACAATCTATTTTGAATAAGCGGATCCTCCCGTTCCGGTTTGGAACTGATTATATTTTCCAGTATAAAAAAGGTCTCAGTGATTTTGAACAGGTTAAGCTCGACACTATGAAGCAGCAGTCCGGAACCTATACCAGAAATGAAATTCGTATTGACCGTGGAGATGAGCCTATCCTGGAAGAAGGAAATGACTCCTTGCAAGATCCCGTGTCGGAAGCAGCCGGGAACAGTCCTTTTAACCCGATTAATATGAGGAATGTATAATGCGATTGTGTAAATGTGGGAGCGAAGATTTTATCACGATGCTCGGGTCAGATGGTAATAGTTTTATTTATTGCAATTCCTGTCAAAGAATGGTTAAGGGAAAAACAATAAAAGAAGCTGAGGAAAAGTGGAACACATCTGTTCCCCATTTTGATAATAAAGTCGGGAAAAGGCCTCTGTTTAAAAAAGGCTTGGCTAGTGGCTGATACTTTTCAGGATAAAAAGTTGACCCAGGACCAGGCCGACGAACTTCAAGCCCCCATGGAACTTGATTTGACGGCTTTGTTTAAAGTCATAAAAGATGATATACTTGAAATGTCAGAAGATTATGAGGGGTCCCCTGATAGTTTTATCAATGATGTTCTTTTGTTATTGTCTGAGTCCGGTGGTGAGGTTAGAAAAAATATAAAGGAGAACGCTATGCCTAAACCAAAACCAGGAGAAAGCGAACAGGACTTTATTTCAAGATGTGTTCCTATAGTCATGAATGAAGGTGACACCAAAGATCAAGCTCTGGGAAAATGTTATGGCATTTATAGGAATATCAAGAAAGATGAAATGTTTAAAGTAGCCGGAAAGATGCTTGATATAATATCTGAAAGGAATAAAAAGTAATGGCCAGTTCCTTTTTTAGAAGATTAACTCAAAAATATGACAGTGAAAATCTTAAAGGGAAAAAATATCAAAAAGTTATTAATGAAATTATTGCTCATAACTCTGAAAAAATAGGCAGCGTTATTAACCGGCTCACAAATAAAAACTATAAAGAAAGCCTAAAGAAATTATCCAAGGAAAAAACCAAAACTGTAAAACTTCCAGACTTATCCGAGGTGTTACCTAAACAAAGCGTATTTTTAATTAAAGCTGCTGATAGTGGAAAAGTTATATCTGATACATTAAGGTCCAGGCTTGAAAAAGACCTTCGGGGGGCTTTGGGAGAGTTTGATGGCACTGGTAAAAAAAGGATGGAAATACAGCGAGGAACCGCTACTGGAAAAATTAATCCTGAACTGATAAAGTTATTTCAAGAAAAAATTACCGGGACTTTCGAAAACTATACAAAGAGGGATAAAAAAACCGGAGTTCCTTCTAATGTGAAAAATATTGCAGTGACAGAGATTAGGTCAACAATCGGATTAATTAAAGACTCGTACATTGCAAAGCTTAAAGAAAAAAATCCTAATCTTGTTTTTATTAAAACTTGGATTCATAATCGTGGTCTTTCAAAAAAGCCCCGACAATATCATATTGAGATGAATGGGGTTACAATCTGGGAGGATGAAAAATTCAAAGTTCCCAGGGGGGACGGAAGCGGTTTTGATTATATGACAAGGCCCCACGATCCTGAGGCCCCGTTAGGTCAGATTATAGGGTGTAATTGTGATTACATCATAAAGGCCAGAATTGAATAAAAGAGAGGATTATCATGGACAAAACTCTTAATGAAAAGAGAATTCACATCCCTTTCCACTTGCATCCGTACAAGTTTGAAGAAGGGCTTCATGCTGTTGAAAAAGCAGACTCATCCGGCAACAAAAGAAGATATCTGTATGGATTTTCTTCAGGAATGAAAGTCGACGGTCATGGTGAACGCATGACAAAAGAATGCGTCGAACATATGCATCAACAAGCCAAATCAGGTTCTATTCCTCTTTTTGTAGGACAACATGAAGTTAACCATTCTGATGATATTGGAATTTTAATTGATTCCAGTGTGACAAAAAATGGTGAATGGGTGACCACGTATAGACTCTATGACGAGTTGGATGGTTTTAAACCAGGTGGACAGACCCTTGAAAGAGCAGATAAGTTATGGCGTCAAGTTAATGGCCTCCCCCCTTATATTGACAAGGAGGGGAACCCGAAGCCATTGCAAAAAGGCTTTTCCGTTGAAGGTTACATTCCCGAGGGTGGAATAGTATCTATGTCAGGGAACGGCCAAAGAGTAATCTCAAAAGTCGACCTTGATGGAACCTTGGTTACTCCAAGACCTTCCTATAAGGACAGTGTGATTACTGCTGTTTATAAAGCTTTGGACGAATTAACCCCTCAAAAGAGAGTCGATATCTCTCAGAATATACGAGGGAAGTTCATTAACAAAATCGAAGATGAAAACCGGAAACAGAATTATTATTCCAAGCGGTTTAAGCTCGATGATGCTCTTAATGAATCTATTGAAGATATAATGTCACGTGGCATAGAAGTCCGTGACCGTCTTAATCTTCTTTTCGATGAGTATAAAATGATGGTCATCGAATTACTAATCGACAGTGCCGGTGTTTTTACACGACCCCCGGATCAGCCGGACATTCCCGATAATCAGGGAGAGGTCGATGTTGCCAAAATGCAGCGAATGAGACTTTTTAAGTCTATTGAGGGTCAATTAATGGGCTTTCTTGATGCAAAATCAAGGGCCTATAAATCCAAAATCAAGGAGAATAAACATGCCAGGAGAACAAGTCGTTCAAAACGCACTAACACCAGAAGAAAAACCAGTCATTGAGAATATAATCAGTTTGTTTCAGCAGCTTTTATCAATGCAAAATTCCCAAGCGGGAACCGAAGATATGATCGAAGAAGCCATGGGCGAGGAAGCCAATATGGAAGAGGTGGATGTCACCAAAGCTGTCACTGATGAAACCGGTGATGATAAGGCTGAGGAAAGGATTGATAATGTCACTCCGACAACTGACCAGTCCCTTTCAGAGTTGACCAAATCAATCAAGACTCTTAATAGTCTTTTATCTAAAGGACAGCCCGTTCGAAAAGCAGCACCTCAACAGGCTGCAAGGAAGGTCAACAAAGATGCTCAGACTCAAGTCCTTCAGCAGATTGGAACTTTAATGAATCATATCGTTCAAAAACAGGACGCTCAAGAAAAGCTAAACGCTCAATTATTTGAGGCTCTTGGATTTACCGATGATGTTGTAAAGAAAGCTTTACCACAGGAATCAGAAGTTGTTCAAAAAGATAAGCCTGTTCAATCTCTTGATAGCGCTGTTGTTATTAAAGAGGTATTGTCGGAAGTTTTTAAAAACATTCCTGCCTTTAATCAAAACAATACTACTCAACATCCATTCAACGTGAAAAGAAATAGCGATGATGGTGTTAGAAAAAACCTTAGAAGTATTGCCGAATTTATCAATAAGGGTAAACGACAATAATTAAAATTAAATAGGAGGTATAAATTGAAAACCTTAGAATATGTACAAATGTTCGGAACTCCAGATGGAAAACGGCTACTTCAAAAAGCCTTAACATCTTCAAGCCCAGGTGGTGGACCGCTTATTGCTGAACACCTTGAGACTGTCATTACAAATGAAATGGTTCGTCTTGTTCCTGAATTGGCTGTTCCTGAATACAAATATGACCCTCAGGAAACTCATTCTTTCAACCGGATTATCTCTTTACCGAGTGCCGGTTCTGCTATGGGCGAGAACAGTACTACTCCATCACGTCAATCCAGTATGGAAAGAGCGACTGTTAGTCTTAAGGTCATGAAGCGCAAAGGTCAAGTCACAGGATTTTTGAGAGCTGCTGCGAAAAAGAATTATGATGCTGTTGAGGTGGAAATTGAAAACCATCTTCAGGCTTTCGCGAATGATATGGCGACATATTTCTTATATGGAAATAAGGACGCTGACTCATATACTTTTGATGGCCTGGACAAGTTCATCGCATCTTACAGGCAAAATGAAGTAGCGGGTGGAGCCGTTCCGACTGATTTCTCAGAGTTAAACGGGATGATAGATCAATCTAACAGGAAAAAAGGAGCTGCACATCGTCGAGCTTTTGTGATGTCCCCTGAACTTTTGACCAAGTATAGCGAGCTTTATACTCAGGTCCGGGATAATCGATCCGCTGTTCGAGAAGGAAGTAATATAATTCAGATTGATGGTGGATGGAGATTGCAGACTTATCGAGAAATTCCTGTTTTGGAATCAACTCAGACAAGACCTCAAGGTCAAATGGGTGCGGTAGTTTATGCAGACGCTGGTTCCGGTGGAGCTATCCCGGATGATGAAAGATTCTTCCAGGTTGCCCCGGTGACATGGGACGGAGAACAGATTGCCAGCACCGAAGTTTCAGGAACCTCATCAAGTGCTGATACTATTACCCTGACTTGGACCGCTTATGAAGGAGCCATGTTTTATAAAATATATGCTTCTGACGCAACTGGAACTGAGACTCTTGTAAAAATCATCTCTGCTTTCACATACGACGGAAACGGAACTATCAGTGCAAGTGTAACTTCTGTGACCTTCACATCCGAACCGCTTACTCCTGATTCTAATTCAGTTCCAACCCATATGCAAAGTGACGTTCCTTTGAATTACACCGGTGGAATTCCTCCTGAGATCGTTCTACTTTGGGACTTAGACCCATTCCAGGGATTGGGAAAAGTTGCTTATACTAACGATGATGGAAATAGACTCGATGGGGTTGCTTCTGTAATTCCTTTGGACAAATTTGATGATACAGATGATTTTCTGTTGAAGTCATACTTGGCCTTAGTTGATTCTTTTGAGGCTACTAGCGCGATGCATCGAGGTCTGAGGAAGGAATAAATATGGCTAAGAAACCTAAAAAGGGAAAAGATCAAGAAATCATTAATGATAAAGATCTTCCCATGACAGAAGAACAGTTTTTAAAAAATCGATCTTCTGGGGTTCTTACTCAGGATGAAATCAAAAATGACGGGGGCCAAGAGCCCCTGTCTGTCAATAAAGATTCATTAAAAAATGATTCGAAGAAAATATCCAAGGGACCTAAAAAAGAAGTTCGAAAAAAACCTAATCCAGATATTCATTTCGAATGCGCTTATGCGCCTATGGGGAAATCGAATATAGCTTTTGAACATACTTTCGAAGGAAAGTTATATATATATAATTTAACCTTAGAAAATAAAATATATACTTTTCCAAAAGATATCGATCAAAATGAAAAAAAAAGAACTCGGGCAGCATTAAAAGCGAACGGTTTTGTTGATGTGACAACTATTGAAGCCGGGGTTCAGTTTGAAAAGAAAACAGGGAAATTAATCTATAACGTAATGCATCCAGAACACACGCAAAAAAATAGAATTAATGGGTCGGTTTCTTTGGTCTTGGTCGATGAGAATAATAAGCCTATGTATTATGAAAAAGGACCTAAAAAAGGTCAACAGGTGTCAGAGCAAGTGAACATCATAGAAGGAAAAGTCACTACCCTTGATCCGAAAATATATGAAGCCCTCCTGAAAGCTGGGTTTTATAACGCTGGTAAAATTGAAATTGAGGAGGAATAATATGGTTAAGAATTTTTTTACTCAAGGAGAAGCTAATCATATTAATAATATGAATAAAGAGGCCCAAAATGTGAGACTGGGAGATGCTGTAAAAACTGCCTTAGTTGGAAATATTGGATGGAAAGATGGGGAGCGGTTGTATGTTGATAGCTTAATCGGTATCGATACGGAAGCGAATGGTCAAGGTCAGAGTCTTGATAAACCGTTCAAAACTATTCAATACGCGCTGAATGTAGCTCGATATGTTCCCGGAACTACCAATATAGCCACGGCAAAGAATCGAAGGAGATATGTTTTTGTAGCTCCTGGGGTTTATAATGAACAAATTTTGTTTTCCGGTTATAACATCAGTCTGATTGGTTTAATGTACAAGCTAGGGAATGTAGATTATGGTGTAGTGATTAATAAAGACGGTGCGGTTGCCTCGACTGGGGTTTTGGGATTCACTGGAGCAGGTATTGAGATTGCTAATCTCCAAATTCACGTAGAAGAAGCAATCCCTGCAATTATAGTCCCTACTCCAGGAGATGGATGTTGGATCCATGATTGTGTTTTGGATGGTGATGGAGTCAATGCAACCTACGGAATTCAAATCCCAGATTGCAGACATACTATTATCGAAAGTAACAAGATTATCGATTTTCAGACGGCTGGAATTTCTGTTGGAGGTTCCGGAACATGGTTTCGCCAATCTGCTATCATAGGAAATCATGTTATGGGTGATTCTGGAATAGGGATTTCTGTTGAAACCGGAACTATTTGTACCGCTGTTCAAGGTTCTGTTATTGCTCATAATTATATTGTCGGTGCCTGCACGGTCGGAATACATCAAAAAGAAGCTGGAGCTTATGTTCTTATTGCTGATAACTGGATTCAAGCAACAACTCCGGTAACTGATGCGGGAACCGGTGCTGCCGATAATCATAACGCAAGTTAAAATATGACCCGGGTTATCCCGGGTTATTTTGAGGTGAATTATGGGAATGGTTCTTTGGATATATGGGTACCGAATTCGGGATATTGAAAAAGAAATCAATCTATCTGTTCTTGGAAATTCTGTCCCTGTGGTTATAATAACACAAATAATAGGAGGGTAAAAATGCAATTAGTTATCCCTTTTGATGTTTCTGGTGATTATACTTATGATTCTGACGATATTATTATATCTGGAGGAGAGGCGTCTTTAAAACTACAACAAAATGATATAGATTTTGAAGAAGATTTCGAAGACGATATAGGATTTATTTATGATTCTGACTTAGCGGAATTTTCAGCAGGAAAAAGTCAGCAAATTGATAAAAGACCTTCTAACGCTGTTTTTTATGCAAGTTACACAAACGGAAAAGATGGTAGTTGGGGAAACGGAACTTTAACCGGAACACTGGGTGGAAGCGCAAGTGTACATGATGGATATTTAGATTCTTTAGATGGTTATGAAGAATTTCCGATTGATAATTTTTCTGATGTAATAAATTCAGGATGTATTAAGGCAAGAATATCCTTTAATTACACAGGAAATGCACCATCCATTCAGTATATATTTCAAACCAGTTCTAATACTCTATCAAGAGTATATTTAGCGCATAATACTAATTTAATTCAATGTTATATAACAGATACTTCCGGAACTATCATTTATAATATGACTTTTGCATGGACCCCAACGCAGGATGTAATTTATAATTTTGCTATCAACTGGACAAGTACTCATGGATATATTTTTATCAATGGGCAATTACAAGATTCGGATACTGGGTCATTATCAACGGCCGCTCCATCATTGTTTAGAATTGGAGGTGGTGCAAATACGGCGTTTAAAATTTATGATATAGTTGTTTTTAATACATTGCAAAACTCATCAAATTATACACCAAGTTGGTCTAATTTTTATGAAACTGCATATTTGGGAAGTTCGCTTGTTCTTCCCGAAATGGAACACATAGGCGATGGAAGTATAAAATTATTTAATTCTTTAACTTCGGTTTATGCTGGCTCACCGAGAATATTATTAGAAATCGGAAGATCTGGAAATAAATTATACTGGAATGGATCCGCATGGGTTACATCTGA